CACCTTCATTATTATCTTCTACATGATTTGCCCAATACTTAATAAAGCGAGAAATAGCTTCTTGATGTCCTTTAATTGTAGGTTCACCACCAGTCCAAATAATATGGATAGTACCGTTCTTAATATCTTCATAGATACCTTGCTCTTTCCATTGATCAATCAGATATTGAAACTCTTTATTCTCACCTCTCCATAACCATTGACTTATAGAATCACAAGTCCATGTTGCTTTACCTTCTAATTCTAAATCGCCTTTAAGTATTTCACCATCGGCTAATAGTGTTTCTTTTAATAGGGTATTAGTGAATTTTCTACTCATACCGCAAGTTAGATTACATAATCCTAAGCGAACGAAGTATGATGGTATTCCTGTTGATATACCTTCTCCTTGTACGGAATAGAAGTCACTACTTATTAATAGCTTATTTGGATCTATTTTACTCATTTAAATATTGTTTTTATATAATTAAATATATAACTAAAATTGTGCCATTCAGAAATGATAGCTATAATACTTGGATGTCTTTCACCACATACTCCTAGTATATGAAATAAATCATGCATTATTTAACTTTTTTAGATTTTTCTTTTTCTTTAACAGGTGTTGGTTCTCTTTCCTGTGATTTATATTCTGATTTTGCTACGTAAGACCAAGTTGAGCCAGCCATTTGGTTGGCTTGTTTATCATCAATTCTAATAATATTTCCTGTTTTTGTATTTTTTAAACACTTCATGTTGTCCATGTTTTATAAGATAAAATAAAAACATCCACCTTTTTTAGAGGCGGATGTTGGGGGTTTGGTATTGAATTAAGCTGTTGCTAATTCAATATTTTTAGTTCTACGTCTTGTTAACATATACATTGCATTAGCAATAGTATCATTTACACGACGAACACCACTAGTGATGTTTGATAGATGGCTAACTGAATAACCTGTTTCTTCTGCTAAGCGGCTAACGTCACCTTGGCGTTTGCGAGCTTTAAAGAATGACAATTTTGCTGTGCTGTTTAAATAATTAGCACGCACTTTAGTTTGATAACTCATAACTATATTGGGTTTTTGTTTACTTATTATTGTGTTCAGCTAATATTTTTTCTACGTGGGATTTAGCTACTTCCCATTTAACGGGACCAGATTCATTTGCATAAGCTACTGGATCTCTGCGTCCTAGTTTAATAAAGGCTTCAATACGCTCTACTGATGATGCTGATTTATAATCACTATACCATCTTGGTCCTATAGGAGTCTGAAATTGAATAGGTTTATAAGATGTGTTTGTACGAACATATACTTCATTAAAATCAAGACCTAATTGTTCGCAATATTTAACTCCATCTTCTAATATACCGAATTTATCAGTATTAAGGTATGGGGTGTAATGGTATATTAAGTCACTATCCCAGTTACCTAACTTAAACGCTTCCATATCAGCATCTCTGAATTCTTGTCTGCAATCAGGATAAATAGCATGGTCACCTGCATGGATACCCATCGCAATAGCTACATCTCTTTTTTCTAATTGTCCGTCTCCTAAATCTTTAGTTGCAACTGATAATGCTACTGCTTGGATTAATGAACTGAATATTTTGTTACGGTTTGGTACTACTGTTTCCTTCATATTAGATTGCTCATAGTGACCTTCTGGTACGTCTGCTCCACCTGTTACTAATGATGAATGAAGTAAATCTGATAGTCCATCTAAATGAATTTTTTGGTATCTTACTAATGGTTTATTTTTTGATAATAAAATACCATTAATATATTCAATTAATTGTTGTGCACGTTGTAATTCAACACGATGTTTTTGTCCGTAATCGAAGGATAATGCTGTTACTTGATAATCGTTGGCTAATAAATGCAATAATAATGTACTACTATCCATTCCACCTGATAATGATAAAACTGCTTGCTTCATGTTTTATTTTTATTTTTATTTTATTATACAATCTCTACATTCCCATGAACTACCTACTGTACTTTTAGCCTGGTCATAATTGAATGCTTTATCTACTTTTTCATGTCCGTATTTTGCTTCTAGTTCATTTATATTATCTTTCCATATTTCACCTGGTTGAGCTTCGGAAGTATATTCATCTAATATTTGCTCATATTCATCTATTTCAGGACCTTCATATAATGCTCTATAAACTTTAACTAATTTTTGTCCTGTAAAATCACCAACTAGTGGATCACCAGGTCCACCAAATGGTTTTAATTCATTTTCATCTTTATCACAAATATAACATTTAGACATAATTAAAATATTTTTTCTGACTCTTTAAAACTATCTTCTGTTAGTGCTGTATTAATTTCTGTATAATCTACTGACGGTGTTTGAAAGAATTTCTGTACTGTGAAGAATTCATCAAGAAATTCTTTATCATACAACATTATATGTCCTGTGTATTTAACGTTGGAAATATGACGTGTTTCGTATTTTGAATTTTTTATTTTAGCATATTCTGCTACTTGTTTACCAAGATCTCTACCTGCTGACTTTCCTAAATAATCATATAATGATATTTTATTAGTTTGCATAACTCTTAAATTTATTTACATTAAATATAATATCTTCCATTTTATCTTCCAAATTTATTCCAAATAAATCTTCAATCTTTTCTTTTGGTTTAAAATTAATTCCATTATCTCCATATCTCTCACCTTTATATCCTACTATAATTGGATTAGAAGTGTCAATTGATTTAATCCAATCAAATTCAGAATAGGCTGTTATTTCCTGAGGTAAGGAAATACCAAGGAGATGATGATATATATCTTTTCGTATGATATTCTCTGCTACTAATTTTCTAATAAATTCCATTCTACCATACATTGATGCTTTTAATGGTTGTGTTTCGGCAAATGTAGGATACATTTCTTGATATGCTATACTTGAATGATTAAATGCGATATGTTTATATCCTAGATCAACTAATGTTTGATATGTTGTTAATAATTCATTTAAATCTTTACCTTGACATACCGCCATTAATTCAACACCTTCTGGTAGACTTGGTTTATAATTATATATCCAGTGTTTAGCGCTTCTAATAGTTGTTGTTGAGTCATTCCAAGCATCTGGTACAATGAATATGTTAGGGTTGATTAATTTAATTTTACTTAGTAAATCTTTATTTGTGTGGATTTCTCCTTCAAACAATCCATTATCGCAGATTATAAAGCGCTTGTCTAATCTTGCCTTTTGAAAATATAGTCTATATTGAGTATATTTGTCTATTAAATGGGGGAGACAATAGTCTATATCATTCCATTCATAACTATAATGCATTAGTGAGGGGGGGAGCTCATGTGAAATTTTCATCGTAACTGTATTTATATTTATTTTTTAATTATTCTCTATACCTTTTTACGCTTCATATATAGCTGTATTTTTAGCGTGCTCCATAAATTCAACTCGTCTTACTTTTACTCTACCGCTTGTTTCTTCTTGAACGAATGTATTTAATTTTTCAAAGATATATTTTGAAAATTGTTCTGCTCCAGTGGCAGGGATTATTCTTACTTGGATTAGTCCATGTTCACCCATTGCTTTAAATCCTTCTACATATGGATCATCTTCTGCTACTATTGTAGTATGATCAAACATATAATCCATCCATGCTTTTGGACTCATACCATCTATAGTTCCTTTAGCACGTTTCATCCCTCCAAAATCCCATACCCAATTACGTTCGTCTAGTTCGCCTTCGAACCATACTCTAAAGGATATTCCGTAACCGTGTAAGAAGCGACAGTGTGTACCTTCTGCTTTCCATTGGCGAAACACACAACTGAAGCCGTCGAATAGCTTTGTTGATTGAAACATAATTTATTATTTATTAATTGTTATTGGTTTAAATAATAGTGTTGCTAGTAGTTGCAAACCACATGCTTGCCAGAATGTTATTTCTGATAGACCAAACATTGTTGGCATTAACCAGTTCCATAGCACCATTAATGGTCCTCCAAATAGTATACAAGCCAGTATTAATAGGCCTATAATAAGTAAAATGTTATGAATTGTCTGTTTCGGTTCTTTCGGTTCCATCGAGTTGATATTTAATTTCTTCGTTTAATAAATTTTCTCCTTCTTCAGCTATACTTAATAACTGATCTATTACTTCTTGTAATTTTTCAGGAGGTAAGTTTTTTAAATCCATTAATTGGATTTCTTTAACTTGTTCTTCTAATTTTTCTAATTTCATGACTTAAATTTAATAAATTCTTCTGCCAATACCACATTTCCTTTTTTATGTTTGGGATCATAAGGGCAATTCTTGCACCCATTACCGCAACATTGTCCACGTTGAATGTGGAATAAAGCTGTGAATATGACTCTATCTCCATCCAGATAATAATGTATATCTTTTATATAATTTTTGATGAGTGTGAGTCTTTATTTTATTTATATATTTTACACTACTTCGCAAGCTCCTGAAGCGCAAGCAACTTGATCCATCAACGCTGTATTATCATCAAATTCAATTACTTTAGCTAAGTCTATTTCATGAAGATGTTTAACCATTTTCTTAAATGTTTTTTCATCAGTTGTTTGAAATGGTGCTTGAGTATAACTATGTCCATCGTAAGGTAGGACTGACAGGCCATTATAATATTCTTTATTTTTCCACATCCATTCACCTACTTCTTCCCATTCATTTTCCTTAATAGATATAGTGGCACTAACGTTATTTGTATTTTCTCCTTTACGATGACCGGATTTTACCCATTCTATATTGAATTTTTTAACACGCTCTAGTAGATTTAATGCTGTTGTATTGTTTCTTAAAAACGCACCTTCTGGCGCTTTTTGAGGCACTGATACAATAGATTGAATGCTTGGTTTGAAATAATCATCTTCTAATAATTCAGGATGATGTATTTGTAGATGGGTATATAAAGATTCATTTTTTCCTAAACGAATAGTTCTAATATAATATTCATCATGCCAATCATGAATACCACTTGATGTTCCTAATACTAATGAGCTAGTGCCACTTGGTTTAATAGTAGTTGTTCTTGCTGCTTTATTTATTCCTATTAATTTAGCAATACGTTCATTTTCTACTTTAACTACTTCAGCTGCTTCTTCTAAACTATAATTAATTATTTTACCAGAAGCAATACCTGTCATTCCAACACCTATTAATGCATCTTTTTCAGTTGTTTTACGCCATATATCTCTAAGATAATGGAAATTAGTGTATGATGCTTGTAACGTGCCTATAAACGCTCCTACTTTAACTCTTTCATTTAAATCTTCTTGTGATTCAATATTTGAAACGTTTACTTCACATAAATTACAGAATTGGTAAGGACGTAAAGCAATTTCACAGCACGGATTAGTACCGTAATCTTTATCATTACTGAAGTATATTCCTGGTTCTCCACTGTTTGATGCTTCTACTTTTTTCCATAGTTCTAAAAATTCTTTTTTCTTAATCTTATGACGAAGAATCATCGCACTGTTGTTTGCTCTTCCTCTTTGTGGATTTAATTCCCACCAACTACCAAATTTACATGTTAGCATTTCTTCATCATTTAAATCAAATAATGCTATTAATGCTGCTCTTCTAATACCTCCACTCAATACTGCATCCGCTATGTGACATACAATGTCATGACATTCTAATGATGTTAATTTAGAGCCATTTACTTTACGATCTAATATTTTTTGAATCTGGAATAAGCATTCTTTTAATGGTTCTGCACCTGGTGCTTTACCTCCTGCTGTTATTAGTCTTGCTCCTTTTGGTCTGATGTCTCTAAAGTCAAATTCTGGTTTTGCTATACCTGTAAGATATGATTTCATTAACATTCTAATAGCATCAGCCCATCCTTCAATACTATCTCCTATAAGATAACGTCTTGTTTTTAATGGAACTTTTATTTCTGGTAATTGATCAACATGATTTGTTTGAACACTATATCCTACTCCTGTTCCACTTAATAATAAAAACATTATTTCAGAAAAACAACGATGATCGTCAATGGGTAGATAACAGCAATTATATATTCTTGCATTATTTATTTCAATTGGTTTACCACTAAATTGTAGGGCACGCATTGAAGGTAATATTTTCTTTTCATATACTAATTTATAGGCATTTTCAATTTCATCTTTTAATTGAGGAAATTTTTCCTGGTGCATTTGCTTATTTCTTGTTACTAGTTCATTCCATGTTTCTCTTCTATTTAATTCTGGGTTGAATTTAGCGTATTTTAGATATACGCTAATGTCTGATAGAATGCTCTGTTCTATGTTCATCTTTTTTGTTACTCTTTAAATTGTTTATAAATGCTTTTTAATAATACCTGCTATAACTGATTTTGGTAATACACCACTGAAACGATAAACGGAAACTCCATTTTTTTCTAAGATAACTGTTGGTACAGATGAAACACCATTATGTAATGCTGCTTCTTTATCCATATCTACATCAATTGTTTGAAATTGCACTTCTGTAAGTTCTCTTTGTAATTCTTCAAAGATAGGGGCGAGCTGCTTGCAAGGTTGACACCAGCTTGCAGTATAACGTTTTACTATTAACATAAATTATTAATTTTGTAGTTATAAATATAGTATATACTACGCTTCTTCTTCATATTTTAAAAATTTATTTCGAAGAACATACTTATCATCCGCCCCTACATCTGAAAATGAAGTTGTTTTATTATTTTTCGATTTATCTTCGAAATTATCACTCATTGGTTGTTCATTTATATTTATATATCCGTTTGCTGTATTGATTTTAGAGCTAAATGTTAACCCATCAGCACCATATCTATTTTTAATGAAATGCCAATTGCCCGTTCCGTTTACTTTATCTTTTCTTCCACGAGCTAATGATATAATTATATCTCCAATCATAATTTTATCGTAAGATCCAGCAGCATTTTTAGCTTGTAATATATCTTCATCTGCTCCTGTTCTATTTGCTTGGGATGGGGATACGATGGGAATACCTAGTTCTTTAGCTAATCCTTTAGCATCGGTGTACACGTCATCAATTTCATCTTTACGTTCTTTTCTACCTTTAGTGCGTAACATATCTAAATAATCAATAATAATTATATCTGGTTTGAATTCGTTTTGATGTTCTAGTTGTTGGATATGTGATTCAATTGTATCTAGTGATGCCCGTTTTGGAGCGTATTCTTTAATAATAATTTTACCTTTTACTTTAGCAATTGCTACTTCTACTTCAGGGCGATGTTTATCTAATTTATCTACATCTATACCTGAAAATACAGCATCATATCGTTTACCTACATATCCTTCTGATAGTTCTAATGTGTAATGGATTACATTATATCCTAAGGCAGCAGCATAGGCTCCCATAGCAATTACTCCCCATGATTTACCTCCACCTGGGTTACCGAACAATAATACTAGATCACCTTTGCCATAGCCTCCTTGTGTTAAATCGTTAAATGTTTTCCAAGGGAATGGTATAACTTTTCTATCATCATCTCTATATCTTGCTTCTACATCTGATTCATATATGTGACCTATATTCTTTTCCTCACCCGCTTTCATAGCGTCGTTAATTAAACCTCTAATCCCATCATAATCGCCTAAGTTGAGTAAATCAACAGATGTCATAATGGCTTTTTTCATTTGTTGGTTTCGACAGAAGCTACTAAATTCTTCTTCAACCCATTCTAAATCAGCTACATCAGCCATTTTATACGCTTCACGTAATGCTTCTGTAAGTGAAATTCTTAATACTTCATTGTCGATTTTTTTAATTTCAATCGATAGTGTTTCTATAGTTGGGTATGTGTGGTATTGGTTGAAATATTTTATAATATATTCAATTATCCATTTTGCTGCTTGATTATCAAAATATTCACTATCAAGCGAATCTGCAAGATTTAATAGGAAATCACGTTGTGTTAATAAAGCACCTAGTACTTTTGTTTGAAAACTATGTCCATATCTAGCAAGAGAAGAAAGTGTTGTCATATAACCTATTTTTTTAAATTTACTTACTAAAATTCAGAGGACCAAATACTTGATTTATCCAATTTGTTGTGTTGGGGATTGATTCACCTAAGTGATCTACAATATACATCTGCATAAACATATGTGTATTAAGCGTATAAGGGCTATTAAAACTGCTTTGTATCTGAGATATATTACCATCCGATAAAGGTATACTTTGTAGATTCATTAGCTTACTATTAATTTCTAGTTGATGTTTACGTTCAATTATTTTACCGTATAGTTCATGTTCACCTACCTTACCAGCACATTTTTCCAATATTTCCTTTAGTGTTGTTGGTTTAGTATCTGCTAATTCAGGAAACATTTTAATTATTTTTTTAGGGCCTAATCCAATTATACCAGGCAGGTTATCTGATGCGTCTCCCATTAATATTTTGTAGTTAATGAAATTATAGCTACTAACATTAAATTCATTTAATACGTCTTGTGGTTTGTATATTTTCTTTTTTGTAGGGGAATATACTTTAACTTTATTACTTACTAATTGAAGAAAATCACCATCAGCAGACATTATATTTACTTCTTTAGTAGCTTCATATTTTTCAAATTTACCTACTAAATAGCCTATAACATCATCTGCTTCAATTCCATCTATACAAACTATTGATATTGGTAGACATTGAAGATATTGAATTAATCTTGCCATCTGATTATTTATAGACTCTCGTTCTTCTTCTTTATTAGTGAAGATAGAGTAGTTAGTCATACGATTCTTATTCCGGTTTGCTTTATATTCAGGGTATAGATTCCGTTTACTATTTGATCCACCTACTCCATCAAATACAATAATAATCTTAGTTGGTTCTATCATTTTAATAGCATAACCTATTGATTTCAAAAACCCAGTAAGGCCACCTATGTGGTGACCTTCTGGATTGATGTGGTTTATCATAGTGAATGCTCTTAGAAAACAGTTTAGGCCATCAATAATCAAAACGGAATCTTGAATTTCGCGTTGAGTATTATTTACACTTGCTAGTAAACTAGCATATTTGTTCTTCATTATTCTTCTTCTTTTTCAATTATATCCACTACCATTGATTTATCTTCTTCCCATTCTGAATTATCTTCAACAACATCAAACTTACCTTCTCCTAATATTGGTATCCATTCTGATGAGTGTTCTTTCTTGTATTTATCTATGAATTTTTTATCATCAGTTATGAAACCATGAGATGTCATTACTACTGTTGCTTTAGTAGTAACATTGTTGATATGGTTTTTGTCGCAGGATATTTTTGTTTTCTTTGCGAATTCAACCTCTTTACCATTTTTAGTTGCTTTTATCTTACTAACACCACTATTTGATATATTACCAAACGTCAGTATTAGAGTAGAATCGTAAAACATAGTATCGCCCCCTTTATTCTTCATTTTTGGCTGAGCGAATTTATTCTCAGCTGGAGCAACCCATATTTTATTAATAGCAACCATTGTATTGGTGTATGGTTGATTTTCTTTACGTGATAGTGTAATCTTCTGATTGATGAAGTTTCCAAATTGTTGAGACATAGCACCAGCATTCCATTGTGGATTATTGTTATTAGCTTCTACACTCATTCTACAAGGAATAGAACCAATTGAATCCCATAAGAATAATAAATCATAAGGCAATTTACCTAATGCTTGTTCATTTAATAAATCAGCCATAAATGCAGCTACATCTTCAATTGTGTTTAGTGAACCTCTATCTACATATAGGAAGAATCCTTTATAATCTATTATTTCACCTGTTGTTTCATCTACTACCGGATCCATTTCAAAACCCATCATTTGAGCGTGTTCCCAGTTCCATTTCATCTCTGTGATAATGAATACAGGTAATATTCCCATTTTTTGGGCGTTGATTGCTACCTCTAGTAAAGCTGTTGTTTTACCGGTATCGGAATGGCCTCTCAATAAATTGATATGACCCATTCCAACCCCAGGTATAGATAAAGCATCTTGAAGAGCAGAGGAAAATGGAATCCATTTTTGTTCTTTAAATTTAACCGTTTGGTCTAGAAATTTACTCTTTTTAAATGAAGATAAATCAAATGTTTTACTGTTAAGTGAATTACTTATCACCTCACTAAGTGAGGATTTTGTCTTAGTCATAAGATATTTTTATTTTATGAAAATAAATCATCAAACTTATCAGAAGCACTAGTTTTAGCTGCTTTAGTATCAAGTTTGTATGTTTGTTCAACTGGTTTTTGCATTTCAGCTAGGAAATCATCTTCTTCATCTTCTGTTTTAGATGCTATTGGTGTTTCAGTATCTTCTTCGCTATCTGGGTTTAGCCATTTGTCTAATAACTCTTTCAATTCATCGAATGAATAGTGTTTATTAATTGAGAAAATATCTGGCTGATCGTTTAATGCTTTTTCTACTATAGTAGCATCTTCAGAAATAGCTGATGTTTTAGGCTTAACACGAATATTACATTTGATACCTTTTCTACCAGCAACCATATCTTCAGTAGCTTCAATAGTAAAGTCACGACCATCAGTAATATCTGTAAAGTCACCATAATCTTCGTCTGATGCTATTCCTAGTAATTGTTCATAGACTAATTTACCAAATTCCCATAGGCGAGCACCTTGTGCTTCTTCACCACGTACCAATACTGGAACGAAGTAACGTAATTTTGGTTCAATTTTCTTTGCTAATTGCCAATCTTCTTTGTCAGATGATTTGCGGAGATTTTTTGCAAAGTCTGCAATAGGATCTTTTTCATTCCAATTAGTCAATGCTAAGATTGGTCCTTTTGAAAAGCCATAGTGAAAGTAAATTTCGCGGAATGGATTTGATTTGTCGAATTTGCTGGGGAGGATTCTAATCTGGTATTTACCAGGTTTAGGTTTGAAAAAAATAAGGCTGTAGTCTATTTTTTCACGCTTAACATTTTTAGACTGGGAAGCGGCCAGTTTGTTTTTGATGAGACTTAAGTCCATGTTATGTTTGTTTTAAGTGAGGTGTTCTATGAACACAATATTATAGTGAATCTATGATTCTTATTTTGATTTTCAAAACTTATTTTAACCTTTTGTAAAGATTATTTATTATTATATTTCTTCTACTTTATTTCTTTCTCCCATATAGTCTGGGTATTTTGCGTCTCGTTGATGATATAATCTTCTAATTGGTTCTTGAAACCTATCTAAATACCCATCTAGATAGGCACCAAATAATACTGTTTGTACTTGATTAGCTGTTTCTTCACCAAATTTATCTACTAATTCTTGATAACTTACATCTAAATTTTTAGGAAAAAAATCAGTTATAATAGGGATAAGTTTTGATATTACTGATGGATCTTTTGCTTTGTCACCAAATAAACTTTTCATATTAGCATATCTAGTTACAAGTGATTTAGGAATAATTGTATCTGATTCTTCACCTATTATTGATTCTTGATATTCACTTTCAGTAATTAATCCAGCTAATTGCTGCATTCTTTTTATTTCGTTAATTTGTTTTTTCATTTTATTTTATTTTATGCTAAATAATCTTGATTAGCAGGATCTGCTAATTCTTGTTCATTATCAGCAATGATTTCTCTTAATACATCATTTAACATATCTAATTCAGCAATATCTTCTGTTAAATTTTTTTGAATGAAGTTAATAAGAGCTGGTTTCCATTGCTTAAATGGTATACCTTCTCCATCATATTCATATTCTTCTTTAATCATACCAGCTAATTGCTGCATTCTTTTTATTTCGTTAATTTGTTTTGTCATTTGTTTTTATATTTTATTAAATATATGTAATAAGTTGTGCCAATAAATATTAATTCCTACTAAAGTCTACGATTTTGAAGATTGCTGTATCTAACTTACGCAATTCCGGGCCATTAGTTAATAGTATGCAATTTTTGTAGTCTTGCCAGTTTACCATGAAATCTTTATCTAATCTACCACCATTTAATGACATTATCAATGTATTTAATGCATTAATAGTGTATAGTGAATTGCTTTCCTTTTTGCGATGCAATAGGATAGTATTAGCCATTGGGTTTGTTGTCATATTACCCGTATCAATATTATAAGTGCATATTAATTCATCACTTTGTGGTGATTCCAATACAAATATCTTATTAAATAATATTGAATATTTGCGATTAATAGATGCTATGGTTTCGTCTAAAGCGGCTGGGGTAGTAAATGTTGCGAATAGTTTGTTCAACTGGTCAAATAAATTATATTGTTCCATTATAAATATTTATATTTTGTTTAAACCATGATATGTATTACCCTGCTTTATGTTTACCGGATATGATATCATATTTTTAATGTCAGTTAATAATTGTTTATTGTCTTCTTTACTATAATCTAAAAGTATACTATCGTAAACATATAGTATTAATTTTGTTTTTTTATTTTTTAAATAATTTAATATGTTGTTTAGTATATTAACATTAGTTGACGTTTCTTTACTCTGAATAATATAATTCAGTAATTTAGATTGCGTCATTTCAGCGTCACGTATAAATATTCGATTATGTGTTGAATAGTGTCCATTATATTGATATTCATTCCATATATTATCAGTTAATGTTACTATATCTCTGAAGAATGGTTGGTCACGATAGTCTTTCCATACACCACCATATAACTGTTTGAATGTTAATTCCTTAGCTTCCTGTGCTGTTACGCCTAATAATTTACTTAGTACTTCGTATGTGTTTTCATTACCGAAATTAAAATTAATCATTTCACCTATTAAGCGTGGGTGGTAGCCCTGTATATCGTATTCTACAAACATATCATTTTCTGGTATGTAACATTTGCGCTCCCCATCATTCTTATTTAATGCTGCAAAATTAATACCATTGTATGTGTTTGATGGTCTGCCCGTTAGTGTGTATAGGTTGTATTGGCTGTATATTTTACCTTTAGCTAAACTAAATTCAGGGTGCAATAAGTTGGCATCGTAACAATCAATAAAGCATTGTTTATCTACTTTAATACCTTGCGATTCTATTTGGTGGAATGTGTGCGTTAAAGGGCCGTTATTAAACGCATAAACGGCGTTATTTGAGCGGTACTGTTGTATTATGGGAAATATTACGCTAAATATATTTTCGTTTTCTTCGTAGTGTTTACTAATTGGAATTAATTTATTTACTATTGGGCTAGCCGGGTGATGTTGGTAATAGAATGTAACGGCTGGTATGTTTATTACTTTTGTTAGATCTGGCTGTTCAATGAAGTTTATATCATATAATTTATCAGCGTGTGGGAAGTGGTATAGTGCTTCTTTTTTGTTTAATATAAATATTTTTTGTGTATTTTGTATAAGCCAATCGAATACTTCATCTTGTGATAGTGAAAATGATTCGTTGTGGTCTAAACACAATATATATCCTTTGTGTTGAGTGATATCACGAACATAAATTAAGCTTAGTGGGCTTAGTTTTGGGTGGAAGTTGTCATTTCCTTGAATGAATTTAATAAAGCAATCTTTAAAAGGACCTAGTTGTTGGAGCTGGTCTTTGCGCTCAATAATATAAAACATATTTCATAACCTTTTGTTTGCTTTAAGATATGAAAGGAGATTTAGCCTATCAAGAAAGTAGTTATACCAGGCATTTGTTTTTCTGCTTGATCTAAATTTTGAGGAATCCCGTTTGCATAACTAGGAGATGATACAAATTGAATAGATACTGTTTGATATATAGGGTTGGTTTGAAGAGATTTAAAATCATCTTCATTAATCTTTTTTATAAGATTAGGTTCATTTATTTTTTTGCAATAAAATCTAATTTCATTGTCTCCTCTAGCAAACCCATCAGGAAGACTAGTGATTTTTGGTGTTGAGAGAGTTTTGGATGATATTCCTGACACTAATGAAAATATAGCTGTTGATAAGCCTCTATTTAATAATGTGTTTCTATCTTTTATTTTTATTAATTTAGGAGATTTAATATCAAATGTTTTACCAGCATATAAATTATTATTTAATTCATAATAATATCCTTGATATACAGCATTTGTTAATTCTACTATAAATTCTCCTCCAGAAGTATATTTACTTGTTACTATTTGATTTGATGGTATTCTTATAGCCATTATTTATATTTTTCTACTGCTTTTAAATAAATATTATATACATCTTGAGTTGTAAATCCAGCATTTTGACCCGGATATTGATATATACCTGATCTATCTGGTATAGAAGCCCATTCTCCTGCTAATTTACTTTGTCCATTTCCTAATATCTGAAGGAAAGGATCATTTTTAGTAACATCTATTATTCCACTTTCGGCAAGGCTGAATGCTGATTCTAATTGGGTGTCTGGTATGTTTCTTTTAACTGTTAATAATTTATATCCTGTCTTATCTTGATTAGCTTTGTTTATAGGTTCATTTTTGTTTTTATTATATTCTACCCAAGTGGTATATAAAAATTGATATCTTCCTGTTGCGTCGCTAGTTAATGTTCCTGAACTAAAAGAAATGTTAGGGTGTCCTCCTGTGTAATATTCGCTCCAACCAGGTACTAATGCATAGGTAAAGCTTACATCATATCCATTATTACTACCTTGCCCAGATGTTCCCTCGGTATATGCACACATATCTAAAATAGCAGCTGCCCCTTTTGGTACTGATAGATCTATTTTTCCAAAGCCTGCAATTCTTGCTGCATCGGTTGCTTTTGAGGTACTACGGATAGTTGGGATGATTGCATTTGCTATAGCCTTTGCAAATAAAGTACCTAAAGTCAATGAACTGAATAATGATGTTTTTAAAGGATCATCTAGTACTATATTTAGTGTATCTATCTTAGTTACCCAATCTCCATTAGATATAGTATGTCCTATACTTGTAATAGTATTACCTAATTTAGATCCAATACCATTAATTCCTCTATATCCACTAGGCATTATTTCATCTGGTAATTTAAACATATGTCCTATTACTAAACCTCCTATACCATCCATTTCACATGAAAATTTAGTTGGTATTAGATTTCGGTTACTACCTGGTGATTTTACGATTGTTTGAAAATATGCTATTAAATCATGTAAAGAGGTTTTAGCTTCTTGTTCAAAGTGTACTGCTGATCCGGACGTTAGTGAACTAAATTCCTTTACTATTGTAGATAAACCATTAGTAATTGTTGGGATACCATTATTGATACTAGGTGTTGGAGAATTTATACCATCTTTCTTTTCAGGAATAATTCTATCTGTTATTTTTCTATTAAAATCAATCATGGTATTGTTTTGCATACCTAATTGACCTCCTTGTGCTTGAGAACCAATAGCTATCAAAGCGGATTGATTTGGAAATATTTGAGATTGTAATGAATAGGATCTTACAACTGATGATAGATTATGTACTTGTAAAGGAAATAAATTATTATACGTATTAGTATTATTATCTTTTTCTGTATAATTTACATCAATTATTCTTGCTACATTATTATCTACAGGATCTACATGAATTTCAAAACTACTAACATTACCTATAGAAGCTTGAATATCTGATATTACTTTTTTTAGGTAATTATATAAATTAATTTCATTTTTATTACTAGGGTCACTAGATTGAAGATTAGTATCTAATGCCTTTAGATATAGATAATTAACATTTACAAAAATGTTTTTTATAATTCCTATTTCTGTATAGGGGTCATCTTTTAAAAAATACGGTTTAACAAAGAAAGTTATAAATTCTAAGTTAGTAATTGCTTGTTGTCCTTGCGATGCTATTGTTGCTGTTGCTGCTGCTGTTGATGCTTGTGAAGGAGGGACTGTTATTTTTATATCTGAAACATCTCTATTAAGTAATAAAGATGAAATAAATGGTATTTTAGTTCCTGCAGGTGGTGCTGGTGGTGGTTGAAAGGTACTAATAGTACCATTAGTAATAATATCATCAATGTCTCTTACACTCAAACCCGTGCCCGTGGGTAATTCCACCTTAAAATTAACTTTAAAACCACTAATACTTTCTAAATGTATTTTAATCTCGTACATATATTGAGCGTCATTATCACCAAATTCCTTATTAAGTAATTCTTCTATAGTGTCATAAGTATTATTGTTTTTTCTTTCTTTCAATAATCTTTCAACTTGTTCATAAATAGCAAAATCTGTAATAAGTTTTATTCCATTTACAATATCTATTTCAATGGTGTTCATAAAAGGCCCGGTGGTTCCTGTTGCACCTTGTATTAATAAATCATAAGCGGCTTTTGCAGTAGTTACTGTAGGACTATTAGCAGATGCTGTTATAGCAGGGGTAAGAATGGATTTTCCATTATTATACCATACCGTATTTGGTATTACGCATATACTAGGGTCTACGGATACTTGTAAGGGATGGGCAGTGCATAATAATTCTGACCCTATAGATGGTGTGCCATCATATGTATTTGAATAAACATCTAATTTTACTAGTGGTTGACCATCTGATCCTTTTGCTATAATATATTTATTAAGAATATTAAACATTACTTCTAACGTAATATATACTTGATCCCCATTTACACTTAAAGATCCTTCAGGTAGGTTTAACCAAAGATTCTCTAAGGGCACTCGCACACTAGAATCTATATCTACATTGGCAGATTTAGAAGAAAATTTAATAGAATTTGTATCATCTATATAATTATAATAGAATTCCGCCCATATTCCAGCTAATATATTTTTTTCATAAGATATAATCCACTCATTCCTATTTCCTGGGGTAAATTCATCCTTTAATAGTCCAGTTGATACAGTAATCTCTTGTGGAAGGGAATAATTTATTTTTAATGATTCAATTATTTCACCTGTAGTAATGATTGTTGTTTGGCAATCATAACCACCATCCATTCTAGCTGACCATTGGTAATTTTTTACATATCCAAACATAGCATCATAATTACCACCATATTCTATTGATTTATCATATAACTCTTTAAATAATTCAGTTCTATTAGTTGATGTTCTATTTATTATATCATAATAATCAGTAAAAGTTGGTTTATATTCACCTTTATTATTTAAATAAGGTGCCCATCCCCACTCTAATAATACGGTATATCCAGGGCGCATATATAATAGTTCTAAATCTTCTAGTTGTTTAATGTCCCAACATTGAAAATTTACAACTGCTTCTCGTAATGAACCATATGCTGTTTTGGATTTAATATCTACTGATGTAATTCCGGGCATTGGACGAATACCTAAGCGATATGGAGTTCCTTGATAACTTTTATTGCTATAAGCGTTATTAAATTCTCCTACACCAGATTTTGGTGTTCCTATTATTGACTTATTTGTTATATCATTTAAAGTACCACCTTGCAAAACGTAATTTTTTGCTAAGTCATTTTTTCCATCTACATTAACGCTAGATGATAATCTTATCCACGCATTGCGTGAATTAAAGTATGATAAATTTTGAGGAATACGATTATTTATAGCGTCTTGGCGAGCTTTTAGTTGCTTTTGTACAGTAGGAGAAAATGAACTTTTAAATATTGACATAACATTATCTTGCTTGATTAAATTTATTAAATAAGTTCATTACATCGGAAACATTAGATGGTATTCTTAATTGGGTTCCGGGTACGGGAAATAATGAACCTTTTGTTGCATTGTTATTTGCGGTTGCTATTATCCACCATAATTCTGAGTCACGGTAATAAGTATAGGCCAGGTAATCAAGTCTATCTCCTACAGTTGTAATAATATATACATCGTTTTCTGATAACGGTATATTAGGGTATTGTTTACCCTTGATATATGGTTTACTTTGTGGTGTTTTTAATGTTGTATAGTTGTCGTATCGTGCCATTTTATTGTAATATGCTACTTGTTGATGGATTTATATAATTACCTGCTGGGTCTGCTGCACCATTATAGTTTTGAGCTATATTGGATATCGTATCTGATTTTTGAGGAGTGTAATTAATATTTTGTGTTTGAGAACCAATAGGAGTAAATCCTAATTGTACTTCTATAATATGTGGTAATATTAATTCAGTATCATTTATTGATATTTCCCAAGGTGACTCGTTTGGAACTGTAATAGATAATGAATCCAATTTACATAGTTGTCCATCAATATAATTACCTATAGTCATTCTAACAAGTGGGCCTCTCATTACATTTCCTGCTCCATAATCAGGCATTAAATTACTCATTAGATAATTTAATTTTTGATACATTGGTCTCATTTCTTGTTCAGATAATGCTGCTACTTTAAAACTAACACTCATTTTCCTAGTAAAACCATTATATATATAAAATGAATCACCTCTACCAGCATATTTTACATCATTCCAGGATGCGTCAACATTATCTGTTAATGCTGTTATGTATGCTCTGAATATCATCCAAACTGAATTAGTTGGGGTGTCTGTTTCTACGGCTTGTATTCTAAATTTAACTAGATCGTTTATATTTTTATCAGGGTTGGAAGGTATTGTTAAGTTGATTAGAGTATCTTTAATACTTCCTCCATTATCTTTAAACAAAGGTGTTAAATTAATTAAATCTGTTTTACCACTACCTATTCTTATTTCACGAGATGCTTCACTCCAGTTTGGTTTATTGATAGTAACAACATCACCATATGAATTTTTATAGCCTATTTTACCTATATCTTTTGATGAATATGCTTTTTTATCTGTATCGTATATTCCAAATTGGTTAAGATTTACTTTAACTGATGAGCTACCAGATTGAATAAATGTTACTTTATTTATATTAAATAATTGTTGTTGTTCATTTACTTGTTTTTGTAAAGCAGCATATGTTTTAAAAGAAGGATTATTAGATGTTGGTAAATTATTTACGTCTAAATCAAAATATATATCTAATAAATCGGGATATTCAGTAATTGATTTATCTCCTAACCCTAAGCCCCTATTATAATCTATTGATTTACCTGCTTCATTTCTAGTATAACCGGCAAATTGTTTACTAAAATTAAGAGATGAATTTATTTTTAATCCATCTTCAGTATTATAGTATCTATTGATTGTAGTACGACCTAAAATACCATAAGTAGAACCAGGTCCTCCTTTATAATCATCAATAATAAGATCTTGAGGATTAACCTTTATTGGAGATGTTGGTATTCCAGTAACAGCACTAAATGTTTGAAGTATTGTATTGATAGTACTAGTTACTCTTCTATCAATAGTTGCATTAGGCTTTCTATCACCAAGTTGAAATTTAGTAGTTAATCCTACTAATCTATTATTGCTTTTATTATTAGCTGTAACTACAGCTTCATATTTACTTGCTTCATTTTGAACAGGTAATATACCGTGTCTACTAAAATGACCACCAAATGCATTTACTGGGATTTGAGCTATTGTATTAATACCTAAATTATATATACGTGTTGGTTCTAATAAACCATTAGTTGAAGCTGCTAATGCATTAGCTGGAGAACCAATAAGTATATTAGCTCGGTCTTTAGGTACCTCTAAACGAGGGTTAGATAATTGTAAGCCAACTTGCTTTACAATGAATAACGGACCTTTTGGAAAGTCAGTTAAAAATTTACTAATACGAATTGTATCGACAATAGATGCGTTAAGAGCACCAACAATTCCACCTCTAATTAATCCATCATCAAAATTAGTTAATCTAAGTCGATTAATACCTTTATCAACGGTATTAATATCTGTTTTGATGTAAGGTTGATTACTATCTCCTCCGCCAGGACGGTCATGTCCATACTTAATGGATTTAAGATCTGTTTTTAAATCTAATAATGGCATCTAATAATATTAATATCTTCCAGGCTGTGGTCCTAATTGCTTATATTGGCGTCCTACTGGTGATTTATAAATTTGAGATACTACTCCACTAGGGGTGTTGTTTGGAGCATTAATATCTAATTCATCTAATCTTGCTTCTGGTCTTACAACGGTTGAACCATTTCTGTTAAAATTTTTTAATCTAACGTTAGGTATAGAATTAACAGAGTAAGTGTTTTGTAATTTACTAGTGGCAGGATTTAAATCATTTGTAGCGTCCGGATATCCCCAGGCTGGTTGGTTTGATTGTGGGTTAAAGCCATTGCCTAATAGGCTTAATGTGCTTGTTGGTAATTGATCAATGATTGGCATGATTATATTATTTATTATTTGATATAAATATTAAAAGATTATGCTAGTTTATATGTATTTTTTGATTGTTGTGTGCCGGTTTCTTGTTGTCTTCCAACAACATTACCTAACTGTTCACCAGCTACATTAAGAGAGAATTGTGGTGTTGGTGTTGGTTTTGACATGGATGTTGCTAGATTATTAATAGCTGCTACCATTGGTGTTAAATCGGATCCTCCACCTCTATTAATATTAGGTGAAACTGCTAATCCATCACCTTCTGCAGTTATTGCTGTTGCTCCATAATCATCAGTAATAGTAAATGGACCTCTACTTGAAAATGCTGTACCATCTTTAACTTGTTGAGGCTTTTGAGACATTTCTTCTTTCGATTTATTCATAGAAGATGATATAGCTGCTATACTTCCTAAAATAGCTATAGCACCAATACCAAGAGTTAAAGCACTCATCATAGTAACAGAAGCAGCAGCACCCGTTATTAATGGAATCACCATTGCTGCTAGACCAGTTACTAATCTAGTTATAGACATCCCCACTAAAGCTCCCATTACTATTTTAATAAGAGTTGCATTACCTGCTATGCTTGCAAATCCATCTATTAATTGTCCAAAAGGACCTGCTACTAAATTACCAATTAAATCTTGTAATTTTTCAATAGCATTATTAAATTTTTCTTGTGATGATTGTTGTTGTAATGATTGGTATAAGGAGTCTTCAACAGATATGCCTTTTTCTTTAGCTAATGCTAATTGCTCTTGAGCTGTCATTGAAGAAACATCACCTAAGCGGTTAAATTTCTCTTGGTCCATTAACATTTTACTCATTTCATCCCTATTCATTCCGAAAGCTTCAGCTAAGGATTGTTGAGCAATAACATTCATTTTACTAAAGTCATTTAAGTTACCTACTTGAGAGGCTACTTCTGCAGCTAATGCTGCTTGATCTCCTGTTAATGCAGCAGCTCTAGCTTTTTCTAGATTAATTTGCTTACCAGTTATTAATTCTGCTTTTAATTCATTTTCAATTGATGATTCAAAGTTTAATAAAGAATCACCAATTTTATCTACTTGTTCTAAATTAAGACCTAATGCTTTAGCTTGAACTACTGCTGCTCCTAATGCTTCAGGATTACCCTGAAATTTAACTAAAATACCTTCACTTAAATTAGCAACTTCTTTTAGTATTGTTCTTTGATCTACTGAAAGTTTATTTGTTCGTCCAGCAGCAAATGAACCTTTAATAATAGATTTAGTTGTATCTTCTATTGAGGTACCATTAATAACAGATAAACGAGCTAATTTTCCTGCTTCACCAACGGATAAACCCAATAATTTAGTTAAGCGAGAAAAATCTTCTGTTTGTTTGCCTGTATAGGTTCCTGCAACCCCTAGCTCTTGTGTAAGATCACCTTGAGCTTCCATTAATTTTTTAGTAGTAACAAATGCATCTCCTGTTGATTTGGCATATGAGGCAAAATTATCTCTTATTCCTCTTGCTTGATCTTTAGAAAGTCCTAATGATTTTGCTAATTCTGTAACCTGAGTGTCTGCTGCTAATACAAAATCTAATAATTGTTTAAATATAGCAGCTAATGTAAAAGATTTAGCTATCTCTTTAATTTTATTTTTAGCTAGATCAACTAAACTATTTTGTTTTTTCTTTTCTGCTGTTATTTTAGCTTCTTCTTCTGCTATTTTTAACAATGTCCTTAATTCATCCTCAGTAGATTGATGTAGTTGTAAAGCTAATGAATTTTTAACAAGATCATTTTTTAATTTTCTAATAGCACTGTCATAAGATTTTTTATCTAAGGTGGACCCTTTTGTTAAAAGATCATTCAATTTTTGTTGAGCAATATTTTTTTCTATACTAAGCTGAGTGTTTTTTATATTAGACTTAGTTAATTCACTTGAAATTTTACTAATATCTTTAGAAAGATCTTTAGACTTTAATAATTGTTCTGCAAATTGCCTTGTTTTTTCTGTAGTATCTATTAATTGCTTTCGCATACCCATTCCTATACTACTTCCAATATCTTGTACTTGTTGAAGAGTTTTATTCAGTTCTTCATTTAAATCGTCTATCTGTTTTTTTAATGCTATTGGATCTGCCATATTATATTAGTATATAGTATAAATATTAAAAGCGCCTATTTCTTAGGCGCCTTTGTAGTATAGGTTGGTGATGGTGTTATGTTCGGTCGTGCTATTTCTTTACTTTTACCGTTATTCTTCATCATATTTGATTGCTTTTCGTTTGCTTCATTTTCTTTATCAAAGTGTTCTTTTAATAAATTAAATGTAGTTCGACGTAACCATATAGGCATGTGATAAACTGTTTCCCAATCATAACCACCACCATGAAATACAATTTCGTGTATTTGCTTGAATAGATGTGGTCTATATTCCGGCGTCAGGCCAAAAAAAGTTAAGCGAAATTGGAATCGCTATACCCTCCCCTGTATAATTTTCATCCTCAGGTATAAATTTAAGATCAATATCTGGCTGTACTTTACCATAATATTCACGTAATGATCTAGCATCGGGTGCTAATAAGTAGTTATCTACAAAATCGCGTACTGCTTTTGCTTCTCTATCACCATTTATTGATGTAATGATATACTTCATACGAGTTGTTATATCGGATGAACTGTTTGGGTTTATTTTTTGTAATCCTTTAATTTCAGCTTCGATTTTCTTTTCATCGCCGTGTGTTAATAATTTGAATGTAATAACATTAGCTGATTTAGGTAGATTAAAGGTAAATTCATTTATACCAGCTTTGTATAATGATTCATCTATTTCTTTTTCCTTTAATTCAGATAAATTTACAGTAGTATTAATTTCGTTTCCGCGTTCATCGGTATATTTAAACGAATAATCAGCACCATATCCAAGTATGCGAGCTGCAATGAGTATCGCGTTTTTATCGCCTACTAATAATTCATCGTAGTCGATTTTTGTAATGATTAGCGCTTGTAATAATTTATCTATTACTGTACCATTTTTAATGAAGTTGCTATTGGTAAGAATGTCTTCTTCACGTGCAGTCATGTACTTCATTTCAATTTCGCCTTTGAAAAGTGGGTTTTCTTTAGAATACAATAAACCTTTTGATGGTAATGTAACTATTTCTGTTGGTAACTTTAATTCTGCCATAAACTTGTTTTATTTTTTGTTCGTATATAAATATATGCAGAAAGAGAGCATCTGCCAAATAGGCAAATGCTCTTCTTAAGAATATAGAATAAGGATCAGAAATTGAGGACGCAATAATCCATAGCAATTGTTATAGATATACTAATTGCTGTATCGCCTGATGACCAATCATAATCTCCAAAAGTTGCTGATTTACAATAAGCACCTTTAATAATCCACTCACTTACTACATCACCAACTGGTCCTAAAATATTTAATGTAAGATCTTTTTTATAAAAATCAGAATAACCATCACGGCCTGTTACTGATTCATGTGCCAAACGAGCCCATTCCATTACAGATTGTGCACCACTTGGAGTGATTGGGTCATATAATTCTAAAGTCATGTCATTCCACTTTACTTTACCTTTTACTTTACGGTAAACATTAATGTGGTCTAATATGATTTCACTAGCATCAAATCCAGGAGCAGCGGCTTTCTTAATTAGGTAAGCTGGGATACCATCTATATACATGATAAAGCGATTTGATACTTTAGGTTCAAAAGCAGTAAACATGATTTCATTTGGGGATAATACAGGCATTTTATATTGTGTTTTATATATTAATAAATATTAGGAGCTATAATTCCTTATGCAGGAAATTCAGCGCCAGTTGGTGTTAAGTTAAAGTTTAATATAATAAATTCAGCAGTCTTAGTTGGTTGGATATAAATCTGACCTACTAATTGGTTTCTATCTATTACATCAGGTGTGTTATTAGAATCATCCATTACTACCTTATAAGCATATAATCCTTGACGTTGTGTTACTGATTCAAGATATGGATTAACTTGGCTTAAGAATCTATTACGAGTTACAGTTGTGTTTTGTTCGAATACTAAATTACGAGCAATACCTCCAATAAAATCTTTTAATGCAATCAATAAACGACGAACGTTTACGCGATCTAAAGATGTTGGTTTGCGTTGTAGTGTTTTCTGACCCCATACACATACTCCAGTTCCTGGGAATGTGGCTAATGGGTTAACATTACCTGTATATAAATTATCTCTATCTGTTTGTGATAAACGACGTTCTGCCATTAATACTGAAGGAATACCACCACGATTTAGACCTGCTGGAGCGAACCATTCAGCACCTACTTGATCGTTAAATGCTAATACACCACCTATTACAGTTGATGGAGGGCACCATACTGGTCTGCCTGTATTGTTACTAAATAATTTAATCCATGGGAAATAAGTAGCACCATAATTACTTGATTGGCCAGCTGCGTTTGTAGTTGCAGCTGTTATTGAAGTTCCATATATTCCGGCATCTAAAATTGCAATTGCATCACCACGATTTTCACAAACAGCAATCATATCATCTGCTGCTGTTGTATCTAAACCAAGACCTGGTGCTAATAATACATTATAGCGATATTCATCTTTATTTGTTAGTAACGTGAAAGCATTAATATAATCGGCTACTCCAAATCCTTGAATGTTACCTGTAGGGCCAGTTGAATAATTAGCACCTGTACCAATATTTTCATTCATTTGTTTAGTAGCTGTTGTATCTGCTACACCACCATCAAATGAACCACCATATGAACCACTACCTATTTGAGGTAATGTAGTAGCATAAGAGCCAGTTTTAAAATTACCATTATTATCTATTGAATCTACGTTTGGTGTAGTAACTGAAGCAACACGTACATATTGTGATGCGTTTGCAAATTCACCTGTAAAATTTACATAGCCATTAGTTAAATCAGCTACTGGTTTTACATCACCAATGATGCGAGAAATATAGTTAGGTAATTGTGGGTCTAAACTTACGTTTGCCCATGTTTCTAAAATATTCTTTTGAGATTGAGTATCATCACCACGACGAACTACAATTGTAAATGTACCACCGTTGCTACCTGTATTTACGTTAGTTACTTCCCAACGTACATTGTATTGAGAGCCACTAGCTAAAGCACCAGCATTCATACTTGATGTATTATTCATTTGATTACCCCAAGCTAATGTTTCGAGTGTAAATGATGAATTTACAGTACCATTAGAGCCATTTGCAAATAATTGTACTGTACCTCCTGGGTCAGTTACATAATCTAAAGATCTACTAACAAACCAATTAGCGTTAGGAGATTCATTTAAATTAGAAGGTACAAGAGCCTTAATGGTTAAAATATCACTAGTGGTATTATAAGAAGATGTAAAGTAATTATTAAATAAACTACCACTATTATTAATAGCTCCTGTAATAGAGTTACCAAAAGTATCTATTGATGGACTTGCACCAACTCCAATATAGATATAATCATTCCATGCATAATAATTACCAGGAGCTAACCAATCAGCTATTTGTAAGTAATAATTATTTACTCCTGGAATGCCTAATTGCATTACTTTATTTATAGTACTACCTGTATCACTTCCTACTAATTGAAAAGAAGCAGAAGATAAATTTCCAGAGGTACTACTAACAGAACTATTTACACTAGCTGAAGCATAAGTACTAATATTTGTACTACCACTAATAATTCTTGTTACTAATAATGATTGACCACCATTATTAAAATATTCACGAGCTGCTTGTGAAGTAAAATATTCATAGTAGTAGTTACCACTTTTAAATACATCACCAAAAAGCGACAAATATTGTGAATATGTATTTACATACGTTGGTACAAAGGGACGACCACCTACTGTAGGACCTACAATAGCGGCGCCTAGAGCTGCTGGAGCTGTGGTATATATACTTTGATCTGATTCGATCTGAAATACGCCGGGACTTAAAATTACTTCTGCCATTTTATTTAAGATTGTTTAATTTAATATTAGATATTATCTAGTAATAAATATTTACAAAGATATGTAAACGACAGAAATATTTAAAAAAATAATCTAATCTTGTGGAGCCTGTGGGAATGGTGTAATGTCTCCAGTTTCGATATCTATATTACCTATACCATATTTTCCTTGTAGAGTACTTACTACTTCTTTTTCACGATCACTTAATTTCTTAATATCTTCTAAAACATTAGATTTTTCGGTTTCGATTAAAACTTTAGTTGCAAGTAGATTTTGTAGCTGTGCTTCAACACTACCTAGTTCAAATACGAACTTGTTAAATTGTTGTTGCATGTCTTTAATAGATTGTAACTCTTCTGTTGTAAGTTTTTTAACTTCTGACATAATTTTTATTTTGTTTTATTTTGTTTTTTATTGTTTCCAGCGTTTATCTGGGCACGCTTGTTCGCCTGGTAAAGGGCTAAAGATCTTTTTACTCAATGGACACCCACACTTACCACAGGTAAATGTGTTCATTGTTTCTATATAGTTTCTATGTGGGCATTGATCACATATTGCAGCGCGATATTCTGCTATCGCTTGCTGTTCAGGAGTTGGATTAGCTGCATTAATCCATGCTTTAGCTATTTCAACAATCTTAAGCATTTTTTGCTTTTTTAGGAGCTTTAGATGCGTTAGATACTTTAGGTTTAGCAGTAGTTTTTTTAATTGGTTTTGCTTCAACTATTGGACTAAATGAACCTGTTTCATAACCAATTAGTTCTTCTTCTTTAGTTTCAAATTTAGAGGCAGTTGGTTTTTTTGTAGTTTTAGTAGCCCAAAGAATAACACCAGCTACAACGGCAATGGCAATAATAGTTGCTAACATAATTTTTGTTTTTGTTTTATATATATAAATATACGATATTTTTAGAAAACAACCAAATTTATTTTAATTGTTTTAGTGTTTATTCTATGTGAAATAAAGTACTTATGTTAACTATATATTTTTACCATAGGTACATCTACCATCTAACATAAAACATAACTATCACCTTTACCACCACTAAGTACATAAACCTTAATTGCTATGTTTTTATTTACATTACCTGAGTTAAAACTAAATTCTGTTCCTTCACATGTATCATAATCAAAACAATAATTACCCTCATTTGCAGGGCATGTATCTGTATCATCAGCAGCATTGAATTGAATAAATGTAGCAGTACATTCTTTTACAGTTACATATACTGTAGTATTTGATAATACTGTTATTGTACCATATTCTGCACATGGAGTACTATTAGGACAACTTGAAGAAATTGCCGATGTAAAATCACTATATCCACTACAAAGAGTTGTGCTATAATAAACATTATAACCATTCAATCCTGCAGATCCTTGGCTACTATAAAGAGTAATATCAACCAAATTATTTTGTTTTGCTACAACTCCTTGTCTTGCTGCTATCATATTATTATGTTAAATTTCCATATAAATACCACTCATTTGTATCTACCTTCACCAAGGAAGCAGCTCCATATTGTGTTGAAATTGTATTTAAACTACCTGCACTATTAACTGTAACTGATCCTGCAAATCCAGAATCACCTAATATTTGCACAAGCTCAAAGTCGGGGTCTTGACCCGAGCCCAAGTAGCGAGGGTGGTCG